TCATAAAACAGGAATAAATGAATACTATCTATATCAATTTATCTTATAGTGAAAAGTATAACTTATGGCATTATAGCTTTGAGGAAAACAAATTTAATGCTATTGGTTACAAGCTTATAGTAAAAAACATATCTTTAAATACAGCGGATATCTTTACGTGCTACATTGATGAAAAGTACAAAGGTGAAAGTGTTAATATTGAAACTATAAAAAAGGAATATAAGAACTTTAATAGTTGGTGTAATTACGTGCAAAAACAATATGTATGTTAAAAGAAAAAGAAAGTATTTTAATAACGAGAAAAAGCATATGTATTTCATTTACAAGAATGATACTAGTATAAAAAAAATAGATGAGTATTTTGGTAAATACACTGATGCTTTTGTTTATGCCATGAATAAATATAACAAATTTGATATAAGAGAAAACTTAAACTATGAATCAGAGATATAAGACAAAACACGACTTGTTAAAGCACTTTTCAGAAAGCAAAGTATATATTTACGATATGGTAAGTGTTTACTTAACTGTAAAAGAGATGGGCTTAAATTACGAAAGCTTTATAGAGTTAATAAAGAGTTTTGAGATAGGTTACACTGAATTAGATGAATTATTAGAGTTATGACACTAAAGAACGACTTTGAAAAGGTTTGCATGGCTTATATCAGAGATTTTGAGCTTAAGCAGGATATAAACTTTACTTGCTTTGTTGATAACATACAGGGAGGTTTAGCAGAGTTTAAAGAAGGTTATTTTATCAATATGTATGAGATAATCATAGATTTAGAGCAGAGTGCTCCTAAAGGGCTTATATTGCACTGGCATGATGCTATAACAGAGACGGAGCATTTGTTTAATGAGAATTACAAAACCTACTTACTAGAATTTAATAATTAATTATGCAAGTAAACCCAACACCAAAACAGAAAGAGGCACATAAGATATTACAAAATAACGATATTGTTTTGTATGGCGGTGCTATCAGGGGAGGTAAGTCCTTTTGGTTACTTATTGAACTATTTACTTTATGTTTTAAATACCCTAAGAGTAGATGGCTTATTATACGTGCTAGTTACAGTAACATTGAAAGAACTATCTTAGTGAGTTTCAGGCAGTTGCTATCAGAGGGATTCCAGCAATATATCAAAACATGGGATAACAATACGATGACAGCTACTTTATTCAATGGTAGTCAGATTATGTTTATGGCTGAAAGTTATGCAAGTGATAAAGAGCTGAATAGGTTTAGGGGTTTAGAGATTAATGGAGCAGGTATTGATGAGATAAACGAGATACAGGAGGAGACTTTTAATAAGGTTATTGAGAGGTCAGGCTCTTGGAATGGAGCTGGTAATGTGCCTGTTAAGATATTATGCACTTGTAACCCTACACAGGGGTGGGTAAAGGATAAGTTTTATATTCCTTACATAGAAAATACGTTACCTCCTAAATGGGCTTATATACCTGCTAAGCTATATGACAATCCCCATTTAAGTAAGGACTATATAGACAGTTTAAGGCAGAATATGCCTAGATATGAGTATGAGGTGTTTGTGGAGGGTAACTGGGATTTTCAGCAAAAGAGGGGTACAGAGTTTTATAAAGAGTTTAATATGGATAAGCACGTAGGGTTGGTAACATTAAATCCTAATTTACCTATATGGCTAAGTATTGATGAGAACGTACATCCATATTTCAGTTGTCAGGTATGGCAGGTAGAGGGAAGGGTTGCTAAGCAGATTGATGAGTTACCTATGAGAAATCCTAATAATACTGTTGAGGGTATGACAAACGAGATAAAGAGAAGGTTTGGTAATCACAAAGGAGGATTTGTCATCACAGGAGACGCTACGAGCCAAAAGCAGGATGTTAAACTAGAAAAGGGATATAATCTATATAGGCTTATTAAAAACGAGCTTAAAGAGCTTAATCCGCAGTTAAGGGTTAGAAGAAGTAATCCTAGTGTATTTACTAGGGGATTGTTTATAAATACTATTATGTATAATGAGCATAAGGGTATTAAGATAGTTATTAATAATAGCTGTAAGGAGACTATTAAGGATTTAAGTAATGTGCAACAGGGAGCTGATGGTACTAAGAGCAAGACTAAGAAAACTGATGCTAATGGAATCAGGTATGAGGAATATGGGCATATGAGTGATTGCTTAGATTATTTCATTTGTAGTGCCTTTGCTGTTGATTATGAAGGGTATCAAAAGGGAGATAATGGAATAACTTACACATTAGGTAAAAATAATCACAGTAAACATGGATATTAATTGATTATTTAATTAATTTTGCTATATGGGATATTTAAGATTATACGATTATTACAATAAACGTATTCAAAAAACACAATTAGACCAAATTACTGGCAATAGAGATGCGGTAAGGTTATCCTCCGAATTAGAAGCACAGGCAGAGGTAATTAGTTATTTGGTACAGAAATACGATGTAAACCAAGAGTTTACAGATACTAATGTATGGACAGGTGCTACTACATATTATTCCGATAACAGATTTGAGTTAGATGCTATTGCTTTTAGTGCTACTAGCACTTATGCTTTAGATGCTTTGGTATCATATAGTGGATATGTATATCAGTGTACTACTGCTATTACAGTGGCAGCAGCATGGAATCCTGTTAAATGGAGATTAGTAGGCGCACAATATGCTTTATATTATGTTAAAATACCATATCCTGCTTATAATAGCAAAACTTATTACACTCTTGGAGATTTCATTTTTTATAATGGCAAGATTTATAAATGTGTTGTTAACAATGTTGGCGTGTTGCCTAATGATGTTGTTAATGGAGTAACATATTGGGGTCTTGGCACTAATTATAGCTTTAGTGGAGTAGAAGTTTATAATATCCCTAGTAATTTTGCTTCTTATAATGCTTTAACTGCTTATATAGTAGGAGATAAGGTAAACTATGGTGGTCAGATATATAACTGTGTAGTTGCTAATACGGGTATTACACCTAGTTTTAGCACTTCATGGCAGCCTATCACATGGATTAACGGAGATAACAGAAGTCAGCAGTTAATAGGTGTAATGTTGGATTTATGTTTAAGTAAGATACATATCTTAATAGCTCCTAATAACGTGCCACAGGTAAGGAAAGATAATGCTGATTATGCTATTGAATGGTTAAGGTCAGCAGGAGGTAGAGAAGATGCTATTACAGCAGATATTCCTTTGTTACAGCCTAATGTAGGATTAAGAATTAGATATGGTAGTAATGTTAAAAATATAAATACATATTAAAATGGGATTATTATCAGATATAAAGAATTATTGGTTTCCTACTGCTAATCCTTTAGCTGGTGGCGGAGAAGGTAACTTCAGAGAAGAGACACCGCAGCATTTAGATAAATATATTGCTAAGGTACAGTTACAAAGGATAAGACAAGATGTTAAAGGCTGGAGAGATGCAATACAAGAAGCGGAGTTAGCTTATTATCCACACAGGGTAATGATGCAAAGGTTATTTGGAGATACTACTTTAAATGGACACGTTTATGCTTGTATGCAAAAAAGAAAGGGATTAACTTTATTAAAAGACTATAATCTTGTTAATACAGAAAATGAGATTGATGCAGAGTGGAGTGAGAAGTTTAAAGAGCAATGGTGTCATGATGTAATGAATTACGCATTAGATGCTATTTTTTATGGTTATAACCTTATTAACTTTGATGGCATAGAAAATAACAGCTTAACAGGTGTTAAAATCATTAAAAGACATAATATAAGCCCTGATAGGCTTCAGGTGGTAAGTTATGTATATGCTTTACAAGGTATTAATTTTAGAGAAGAACCTTATAATGAATGGACATTTTATGCAAGTACACCAAGTGAAAATGGAGTAAGTCCATGTGGTTACGGGTTGTTATACAGATGTGGTCTTTATGAGATATTCTTAAGAAATATATTAGGTTACAATGGGGATTTTGTGGAGTTGTTTGCACAGCCATTTAGATATGCTAAGACTACTAAGACTACTGAATTAGAAAGAGGTAACTTAGAGAATATGTTGAAAGACATGGGTAGTGCAGGATATGGTATCTTTGACCCTGAAGATGAGTTATTCTTTTTAGAAGCTAAGCACGCTCATAATGGACATCAAGGTTATGATAACTTAGAGCAAAGATGTGAGAAAAAGATTAGTAAGCTTCTTTTAGGTCATGCTGATGCTTTGGATTCACAAGCAGGTAGATTAGGTGCTACTCATGAAGCACAAGAATCTTTAGAAGATATAGAAATATCTGATGGTAGATATTTAGAGCATTTTATGAACGCTGAAGTATTGCCTAAGCTAAGAAATTTAGGTGTATCTATTCCTGATGATTTGAAGTTTAAATTCTCTAATGACAAGGAAAAAGAAGAAGCTAGACAAAAAGAAGATGCTAATAATAAATTAACTGCTGATTTAGTATTAACTTTAAAAAATGCAGGTTTTGAAGTAGATGAGAAATACATTACTGAAAGAACTGGTATTCCAGTAACCAAAATTATATCAACAGAACCTATTATTAATGATTTAACAGTATAAATATGAAAACAGCATTATTAAGCAATAATCTTATATTAGAGATTGAAAAAAGAATTACAGGAGAGTTAAAAGCAGAGCTGATGTATAGAACATTGGCTAACTGTATGCAAAATGAAGGTTATTTTGGTGCTGCTGGTTTCTTTTTAGATGAATCTAAGGCAGAATCTGCTCACTACCAAAAGCTAGTAGACTTCTGTAACGATTTAGGAGTGCTTCCTGACATCCAAATGCCAACAAACTATACTTATACTGAAGGCGGTTTAGAAAGTGCTTTTAAAGTAGCTTTTAATGCAGAGTTTTTATTGATGCAAGAATATTCAGAGTTAATGAAATTAGCTAAAGCACAAGATGTGATATTAGAAGAGTTTTTATATTTCTTTATTGGAGAGCAAAGAAAAAGTGTTGGAGAATATGGAGATTTCTTAGCTAGACTAGAGTTGTGCAAAAATGAGCCATCAGCTTTATTAAACTTTGATAACGACTTAAAAAAGTAATATCTTTGATAAAATTAAAAACCAACATTTTATGAAATTAATTAACAATTGGGATAAGACAGGCGTATTGGCTGTTGACATGGTTGCATCTTGCATAAGTAATTTGAGAAGGGGATTAAAGCCTGTTAAGACTATTTATTTAAAAAATACTTTATATTATCAGTTTGAGTATTGGGTAAGTAAAAATATGGGTGAGGAAGAATTTTACGATGCAAGGGAGAATGGGTTTCAATTTGATGGTATAGATATTAAAAAACAAAACCATCTATTAATTAATGATATTAGTTGGGATTTTTATGAAGAAAATTCAGGAAAAGTTTGATTTAACTAAAACCTTATATGCTTTTAATTCAAAAAAAAATAAAGGTTTTGAATTAGGGGAAGAATCTTTAAAGTTTTTTAATAAAAGTTTTACTAAACAGGGATGGGAAGATGTTGCTTTAGATAAATGGAAAAAAAGAAAAAATCCTAAACCAAAACATCCTATATTAGTTAAATCAGGTACATTAAAAAGAAGTATTGCAATATTAAAGACTACAAGTTATACTATTGTTTTAGGAACTAATGTTCCTTATGCTAAAATACATAATGAAGGATTTGATGGTAGTGAAAGTGTTAAAGCTCATTCTAGGACTAGAAATATAAAAGCAACTATTAGAGGTGGTGGAGTATTTATAAACGGAAAGTTTAGTAAAGGTAAAAGTAAGAGAATTAAAATAATAGGAGCTACTGGTCAAGTTAAAGCTCATACTAGGCACATGGTAATGCCACAAAGGCAATTTATGGGTCATTCTACACAATTAAGTTACTTGCAAATAAAAAGAATAACAAAAAATATTGATTCGTGTTTTAAATGAAAAGTTTATTTTTAGCAATACAAACAAGAATAACAACATTAGTACCTGAAATTACTTATGTACGCATATTTAATAATCAGTTTGAAAATGCTGTAAATGAAAATAATACTTATGACTTTCCAATGCCTTGCGTATTTGTAGAGTTTGAAAATATTAATGAGCCTAAACAACTTGGTAATGGATTTCAAATTTATGAACCTCTTTATGTAAAATTACATTTAGTAGTAAATGAATTAGATAGTGCTGATGGTAATTTAGACCAAAATCTTAATATCTTTGATTTAAAAGATAAACTTTATAAGGCTATTCAAAAGTTTGAACCTAATAAAGCTAGTGTATTTATAAGAAGTTCAGAAGAACAGGATTATGACCATGCTAATGTTTATGTATGGAAACAAACTTACAGAACTACTTATATTGATGGTTTAATGGAAGAACCTTATAATCCTACTTATACTACACCAATAACTGATTTAACAATAACAAAAACTATATTATAAAATGGCACGTAGCATAGCAGTAATTAAACAACAGTTATTAGACCAAAAGAATGCAACACCTGAATTAGATGGATTAACAAGCACTAGTCAGACAGCTATTTGGAATTTATGGTTATTTATACAAGCAACAGCAATAAATGTATTTGAAAACTTACAAGATGTTTATAAAGCAGAAGTAGAAGCAATAGCTGCTGCTGCTATCCCTAATACAGATGCTTGGGTACAAGCTAAAGCATTTGAATATCAATATGGAGATACTATTCAATTAATTAATTTAGTGCCTACATATACAATTATAAATAGTGGTAAAAGAATTATTACAAGATGTAGTGTTAAAACAGATAATAATAAAATTTGTCAGATTAAAGTAGCAAAAGGAGACCCTGCTACAAAATTAACATCTCCTGAATTATCAGGAATAACAAGTTATTATAATACAATAGGTAATGCAGGAATATCTTATAATATTATTTCTGATGAAGCTGATAAAATAGAAATTGTTGCTACTGTTTATTATGATGGCCAATATGGTGCTACAATACAAGAATCAACAGAAAAAGCTTTAAATGATTATTTACGAAATATACCTTTTGATGGTATTGTTTATGTTTCTAAAATAGAAGATATATTTCAAGGAGTAACAGGCGTTAAAGATATTAAATTAACTACTATTAATACACGTAGAAACTCTCAAGGATACGGAACTGGTACTGTATTATATGATTTACCTACTGGTACTAATGCTCGTTTCTATCAAACTTATGCAGGTTATATTTTAGAAGAAACTGAACCTTTACATACATTTGCTGATAAAATTACTTATACTATAATATAATATGCCATTTAATTATAATACAGATTTTTCAGATAGATGGGAAGAATTGATGCCGCCTAATAAAAGGCAATCAATATATTTAAAATGGGGTAAAGTATTGTTATATCCTTTACAGTGGCTTCACGCTAGATTTTTTGTAGATTATAAAGATGGTAGCGTTGCTGCTAATTGGAATAATTCAACTATTTATCCTAAAGATAGTTTTGTAAGATATACTAATAAAAGTATTTATTGTAGCATACAAGATACACCAGCAGGAATTACACCAGTAGATATTAGATATTGGTATAAGACACAAGATGTTTTTATTGGTTTAACAGACAGATTAAAATATACTTCTCAACTTATTTCATTTGAATATGCTTTAAATTCATATTTTGATTTACCTTTTGTTCAGCCACCTTCTGTAAATGTTATATATATATCTAATAATGTTATTGATGTAAATAGTTTTTTAGTTTCATCTGATGATATTAATAGTTCTTATGCGGCTAATGAAGGAATACAAGCATTACAATATGTAGGAGCAAGTTATAGTAATACAGTTACTTATAGTTTTACTATATATTATCCAGTTGGTTTACCTACTACATTAGGAATATCAGCTGATTATCTTAAACAACAAATAGCTACAATAGCAGATAGATTAAAAGTTTCAGGAACTATTTATAACATATTATCTTATTAAAAAATGGCAAAACATGTATTATATGGGGATATAACCTCAACAGCTAAACAACCTTATTTAAAACAAACTCATCAACATTATAATGAAATGATTGATGAATTAACAAAAGCTTATGGCGAAAGTATTGTTTCAGACCCATCAAGTATTACTATTCTTTGGGGATGTATAAATACAGGAACTGGAACAGGAATTGGAAATAGTGCTATAATAAGTGCAGGAGCAGTTTATTATAATGGAGAAATTTATCAAGTTCCTGCCTTTTCAACTGCTTCAATAGTTAATGGATTAAAAGGAACTATTACTACTAGTTATGTATCGGGTATTGACCCTGTTTTATTTAGTGATAATACTACTCATAATGTACATCAAATAAAAACTATTGTTATTTCTGATGCAGTATCTGTTGATTTTTATGCTTATAATAATTGGTATTCTATTAAAAAACAATGGAAAAGTTATACTTTAACAAATTCAGATGTAGCTGCTTCATCAGGAACATTTACTGTATTAGGAGCATCTACTAAAAATTTATTTTACAATATAGATTATAAAAATCAAATAATTACATTAAATTTTAACATAGAAGGGGCTGATGCTACTGCTAATGTTGATGCTTTTTATATTAAATTGCCTGAATCTTTAACTATATCAAGTATATTTACAAATATGGGTTATTTTTTAAATACCTATTTAACTGCAACAGAAGCATCAGGTACAATAAAAGAAATTGCTACAAGAATATATACTGCTGGAGGATATGGAAGCAATCAATATCTTACTATTATTCCTTCTAGGTCAGCATTTACTAATTTTAATACTGACGGAACAAACAATATATATTTGTATGGTCAAATAACATTTGGTTTTGGAGCTTAAAAATCAATAATACAAAGAAGGGATTTAACAAGTCCCTTTTTTTGTATACTATGTTTTAAACAACAATAACTGCTACCTCCAGTAACTTTCATTACATAAGGTTTATAGGAGCGCTCCCAAATGTATTTGAATTTAAAACATTTAACACAATATCGTTTTTTGAAAATAATTCCTTTAATCTCCATTAGATGACAAGAATTTAGGATTTTTCTTTGCTTTTTCAGGCATTTCATCATAAAGCCTTAAAAGAGCAGTTTGTTGTTTTTCATCTAATCCATTAATAAAAGTTATGACAGCTTTTTCAACCGCTTCTGATTTACTTTCATAATTAAGGTAACAATGAGCAGTTAACATTTTATAATAACGAGGTCTTAAGTAAGACATAACGCTATATAAATGTTTATTTTTATTATTTGTCATAAAAGTGTTATTAGTTAAGCAAAAATAGAAAAATATACAACATTATTACAAGTAACTAGTAATTATTATTTTAAAATATAAACCTTTGTAAATATGCAATTAAAATATACCATAGATATAGCTGCCGAAGAGCCAATAATGATGCTAGATAAGCACATTGGATACGATTCTGATAAAGGAGAGGGTATTGATGGTGCAGAATTTGCAAAAGAATTGCTTTATTTAGATAGCTTACAGAAAAAAAGAATACAAGTAAGAATAAATAGCATAGGTGGTTCTGTAATAGATGGAATGAGTATTTATAATGCTATTTTAAAATCTAATGCTAAAGTAGATACTTATAATATAGGTATAGCTGCTAGTATTGCAGGAGTAATCTTTCAAGCAGGTAGAAACAGAATAATGGCAGACTATGCTTTATTAATGATTCATAATCCTTCTAATGGAGATAAGAAAAGTTTAGCAAAAATTAAAGATAGTCTTTTAGTAATGTTAAGTCGTAAGACTGGTAAAACAGAAAAAGAGTTATCTAAGCTAATGGATGTTACAAGCTGGTTTAGTGCTTCAGAAAGCATAGCAGCAGGGTTAGCAGATAAAATAGAAATAAGTAAAGAGAATAAGCCAAAGATAGTTAGTTCTGATGTTAAAGCTGCATGGTTAGAAGCAACAGAAATAATAAACAGTTACAAACCAAAAACAATTAATAAAATGGAAAACATTATTAACAAACTAGGATTAGCAGTAGATGCTACCGAAGAAACCATTTTAGCTGCTATTTCAGAAATGGAAAACAAAATGAGCGAATTTGAAAAAATCAAAAAAGCTTATGATGAAGCTAAAGCTAAATGTAATGAATTGTCAGACAAATTGAAAGAGCTTAAAAAAGCTAAAGATGAATCTGATGAAGAAGCAGAAAATGCTAAAAAAATGGAAGCTAAAAACAAAGCTGAAGAATTAATAAATGAAGCTGTTAAAGATGGCAAATTTACTAATGACTTTGCTGCTCATTGGACTAACCTAGCATTAGAGAATTTTGATGCTGCTAGTGAAATGATTAAAGGTCTTTCAGTTTCTAAAAAAGGTGTTGATATAGTAGTTAATTCAATAAACGAATCTGACGATTTGCTTACTAACATAGCTGCTAGAACAATGGCTAACTTACAAAATAAATTCAATAAATAATTAACAAATAAAAAACAGAAAAAATGGCTGAAGCGTTAAATATCCAAGACACCACATGGTCAGGACCTGCTGCTAGTTACATGATTACTAGAGCAGTAGTTGGTGCAGACACTATTGAAAAAGGTGTAATTTATGTAGAGGATGGAATTAAAAAGAAAAAGACTATTCCACGTATTGAAGTATCTAACTTTATGCAAAGAAGAAGTGCTACTCCAGTTTCTCAAGGAGATGTAGTAGTAGATGGTAGAGTATTAGAGCCACAAGATTTAATGCTTTATTATGAGTTTAATCCAAGAGATTTTGAAGCTCACTTTTATGCTGAACAATTACAACCAAAATTGCTTGGTCGTGAATTGCCAGTAACTGCTGAAAACTTCATGGTTATGCAAACAATGAAACGTTTGAATGAGTTTTTTGAAAACGCTATCCACAGAGGTCGTAAAGAATATGATACTCAAGGTGCTGCTGTTAATCCTACTACTAAAGGTGATGTAGCTGGTGCTGCTGCTTATTTCTATTTTGATGGTATTATCAAAAAAGCTTTAGACGCATCAGGTATTATTTCAGTTCCTACTCCAATTGCTTTGACTTACTCTAACATCAGAGATAAATTCCAAGCTGCTCTTAATCTAGTTCCTAAAGCATTACTATACAGATATGGTAAAGCAGGTTTGAAATTTGTAGTTTCTTACGCTGACCAATTAAAATACGAACAAGCTTTAAGACAAGACCTATACAAAAATCAGGACACTACTGAATCAGGTATCAACAGATATTCAGGTTATGATGTAGTTCCAGTTGCAGGTCTTCCTGAAGATACTTTTTATGTATGTATTGCTAAACCTGATATTGATTCAAATCTTTGGTTAGGTATCAATAGTACTGAAGATAACCAATTACAGTTGATGAGATTGCAAAACAACTCTGAAATGTTCTTTGTTAAAGGTCTTTTCAAAATGGATACTCAAATTGGATTTGCTGACCAATTAGTAATCTACACTACTATAACAGCTTAATTAAATGGGGGCTTAAAAACCCCCTTATTTTAAACCTATAAAAACTTATAAATATGCCACGTTTCGGATTAACAAAAAGCGATGATAACACAGGAAGAGTATTAACTTTTGCTAAATTAACTCCTGCTTATGCTGCTTCAGTAACTATCGTTCCTAATGCTGCTAAAACTTATGTTTTACCTGCTGATTTAACAGGTGCTTTATCATTAGTAGCTACTGTTACTTCTTCACAAGATTGTGATGAATTAGTATGTGTTTTCAAAGCTTCAGCTGCTAACAGAGTAGTAACTTTTTCAACTGGTTTTGCTACTGCTGGTACTTTAACTGTACTTTCAGGTAAATCAGGTTCAGTATCTTTTGTTTTCAATGGAACTGCTTTTGTTGAAAAAGGCAGAGCTTTAGAAGCTTAATAACATTTTGTTATGGAAGAGTTAAAAGACTTTTTACTATCACATCCTCACGTTAAAAACGTATATTTTGTAGAAGAAGTTTGGTCAATACATAAACCAAATGCAGAACACAAAATAAAAACTAGAGAAGAGCTATTAAGTTCTGAAAAAGTTGAAGATAAAGTAAAAGAAATAAAAAAAACAAAATAATTATAAACCGCTTAAAGAAAGAAAAGCCACTTGTTACATAATGGGTGGCTTTTTTTCTAAGAGCATAAAAACCAAAAACAATGTTACCTAATATCACGTTTAATTATGGACAAGGTGGGCTTGGTAGACCTTTAACAGGAGAGGACTTCATTAGTGGACTAATGTTTGTCAATTCTTCTTTACCAAGCGGTTTTTCATCTACCGATAGAATAAAAAAGGTATTCTCTTTAGCAGAAGCTGAAGCTTTGGGTATCAATAAAGATTATTCTGATGAAACAAAAGCTACTGCTACTTATTTAGTAACTACTAAAGCAACTGTTGCAGATACTTTTAATTTAACTTGTACTACTATTGAAGGTACTGTTAAATTAATTACTGGTTATTCTTTTGTTACTGCTGATGCAGTATCTACTGCTACCACTGCTGCTGCTATTGCTGCTGAAATTAATGCAGGAACAACTACTCATGGATTTACAGCCATTGTAACAAGTTCAACAGTAACTATTACAGCTGTTGCAGGACAAGGTGTATTTTTAAATGCAGGAACTCCTTATGTAATTACTACTACTGGTGCTATTGCAGGTACTTTAACTCAAAATGTAGTTGCAGGTATAGCTTCTAAAAGAGCTATTGAATGGTATCATGTATCAGAGTTTTTTAGATTACAATCTAAAGGAATCCTTTACATAGCTTATTATGCTACTTACAGTGCTTCTAACGTATCTTTAGTAAGAGATTATGCTAATGGTACTATAAGACAAATTGGTGTTAATCACGACTTCTCTACTGCTTTTGCTACTTCTATTGTAAGTGCATTACAAGTTATTGCTGATGAATCACAGACTCTTTACAAACCATTATCTATTGTTTACAATCCTGAAGTTAGCGGAACTGCATCTTTATCAGCTTTAGTTGATTTAACTAGTTTAGCTTCTAAAAATGTATCAGTATCTATTGGACAAGATGGTATAGCTTTTGGTTATAAACTTTGGAAAGCTACTGCTAAATCAATAGGTTCATTAGGAGCTGTTTTAGGAGCTGTTGCTGCATCAAGTGTATCTGAATCTATTGCATGGGTAGGAAAGTTTAACATGAGCAATGGAATTGAGTTAGATACTTTAATGTTTGGTATTAATGCTTCAGGAGCTAATGTGTTTTATAATGCTGTTGCTGATTCTCAATTAACTTCTTTAAATAACTATGGTTATGTATTTTTAAGAAAGTTAATAGGAATAACAGGAACTTATAATACACCTCCTACAACTGCTACTTTAAGTTCTAGCGATTACCATTATATTTATTCTAACAGAACTATTGATAAAGCCACAAGAGGTGTTAGAGCTTCTCTATTGCCTTTGCTTTCTAGTCCTATTAAATTAAATTCTAATGGAACTTTAACCAATACTACTATCGAATACTTTATTTCACAAGCAAGTGTTAATTTAGATGATATGGTTAGAAACGAAGAATTAAGCGATTTTGCTGTAAGTATTGATTCTACTCAAAATGTATTATCTACAAATAATATTACAGTAGCAGTTCAATTACTTCCAATAGGAGTAGCAGATTTCATTACAGTTAACATAGGTTTCACAACTTCAATCTAATTAAAAAATGGCAACACCACTTATAAACGGAGTTAGTTACGGATGGGGTAATATCAAATTGACACTTTTTGGAGTTCCAGTTGTAGGTATTACTAAAATCGACTACAAATCCAAACAGACAAAAGAGAATCTTTATGGTGCAGGTTACAAACCAGTATCAAGAGGTTATGGTAAATATGAGTATGAAGGTTCAATAGAACTTTATACTGAAGAATGGAAAGCTATAATAGCTGCATCTCCAAATAGAGACCCACTATCTATTTCTCCATTTGATATTTTAGTAGTTTTTGAATCAGATAAAGTTGTTTTTACATCAGATTCTTTAAAGATGTGTGAATTTTTAGAAAATCCTTTATCAAGTTCTGAAGGAGATACTTCTATAAAAGTAACTATTCCATTAATTATCGGAGATATAGTAAGATAATTTTAAAAATATTTTGTAATTTAGCCCCGTAAGACTAAACCAACAAAATATTATGGAAAAAAATAAAGAAACAGCTTTGGAAATTAATAGCCACGAAGCTACAAGAGCAAGATTATCTAAAGAATTAGGCAAAGAAGTATATGTTTATACTTTTGAAACAGAAGATAAAGAAGAGATAGTAGGCTTCATGAAAGACCCTGACAGATTAGTAAAAATGAGGGCATTGGATATGAGCTTACAAAGCTGGACTGCTGCTGCTAACATTTTATTAGAAACTTGTTTAATTAAAGAATATTCAGATTCAAGAATTTTAGATGAAAATCCTGCTAATGATAAGATTTATTTTGGATTTTTAATGAAAGCTAACGAGTTAGTTAAATTCTATTCTGAAAAACAAAAAAAAAGTTAGCTCAATACGAAATAACTGATGAAAGTAGCGAAGAAAGACATATAAGTGCTTTACTTCGCTATTTTTTTAAGATTGACCCTGATGTATTGAGCGATGAAGAATTTTATATGAGGTGGGGAGAGTTAAAGTGGTGTTTAAAGAAATTTGATAAAATGAAATAGCTATGAATGTTGAAAATAATGTTAGGTATACCTTAGACTTAAATGACTTAATGTCTAATAAGCTTAGCAGCTTAATATTACTTACAGAAAGGTTAAATACATCAGTAGATAAAGCTAAAATCAGTTATAGAAGTTTAGCTAATATTGCTGTTGCTGCTAATGAAACTATGATGGTATCATCACGTAAGGTTTCAGTAGCTGTAATGAATATGGGGGAAGCATTTAAATCTACTGCTTCTAATACTTCAACAAAACAGATAGCTAAAAATATAAAAGATGTTGCTAATGATTCTAATCAGGCAGTAAGAAATGCAGAGAAATTAAATAAAACTTTAAAAGATACAAATAGAACTACTAAAGAAACCAGTAGTGTTTTTAAAGATTTAATTTCTTACTCTACATTAATGTATGCTAAGGACAAGATAGTCCAATTTGGCACTGGTGTAATGGAAACTACTAGAAAAGTAGAGGAAATTCAAAACCAATTAAATTTTGCATCAGGAAGTGTAAGGCAGGGAGGAGCAGATTTTGAATATGCAAAACAAAAAGCAAATGAATTAGGATTAGATTTATTAACCACAGCAAAAGCCTTTGCAAGGATGCAAGGTGCTGCTATGGGAACTTCTTATGCAGGAGAAGGTGTAAGAAAGATATTTGAAGGTGTATCAATGGCTTCTACTGTATTGCATTTATCTGCTGATGAAACAGAGGGTACTATGTATGCTTTACAGCAAATGATGAGTAAGGGTAAGGTAAGTGCAGAAGAGTTAAACAGACAGTTAGGAAATAGATTACCGGGTGCGTTAGGTATAGCTTCACGAGCTATGGGAATGACATCAGGTACATTTATGGAAATGATGAAACAAGGTAAAATATTAAGTGAGGATTTCTTACCTAAATTTGCTGAACAATTAAAAAAGGAATTTGCAGGAGGAGTAGAAGCAGCTAGAGAGAGCATTACAGTACAAACTAACTTAATGAATAATGCTTTATTAGATTTCCAATATCATTTAGGAGAGACTACTAAAGGATTACAATTAGGCGTTATAAAAGGATTAACAGCTTTTTATCAAAAACTATCTGAAGGCGCTAAATATTTAAAAGACCATGATTCAGTAGCTAGAGGATTAGCAGTAGGATTAACGATATTAGCAGGAGGATTAACATTAGCAACAGTAGGTTCTTATCTTTTAAGTTCAGGTATTTTTGCAGTAGCTGCTGCATTATGGGCAACAGGTATTCCTGAAGTTATTATTATGATTTCTGCATTGGCAGGAACAATAGCTTATGCTTATAGTGAATATGACCAATTTAGAGGAGTTCTTAATGCTTCATGGCCAATATTAAAAACAACAGCTAAATTATTATATGATGCAATAGTAGTTCCTTTTGAAGCAGGATATTATGCTTTTATGGCATTTAATTCTGCTATTCATGGACACATGGAAATAGCTAGTGTTTATGGTACTGCTATGAGCCTTACATTAAAAAAACCATTCTTAGATGTAATGGGAGGTATTGCTGAAGCAGAAAAAGCATATAATGATAGTATATTTGCTAAACCTGAAAAATCTAAAAATATTAATAGTTTAGAATTTTTTGGAGGAACATCAGAACCTTATAATCCTAACATAGAATCTTTATCAGATTATATGAAAAGAGTTAAAGGAACTAAAGAAAAAGGTATTAAAGGTGCAAAAGGAGAAGACTATGAAACTAAAGCAGGTAAAAGCACAGCAGGAGTTGGAAAAGGATATGGTCATAATATATATATTAACATTAATAAGTTAATAGAAACACAGAATGTAAAAGTAGAAAATGCTGCTAGAGATTTTGCCAACAATATAGCAGAGGAAGTAAGTAAAGCTTTATTAATGGCAGTAAATGATGCAAACCATATAGCAACTCAATAAGACATGGCAAAATATTTATTAAATCCTGAAAGGATATTACAAGATACTTTAAATGTAAGTATCCCTAAAACAAAAGAACAAGCAATAAATACTGGTAAATTAATTGTTACTACATGGGGATTAAGAGGTTTAAAAACTCTTGTTTATAGTCCGGGTATAAATGCAGCAGAAAAAAGGGTTAAAAAAGCAAAAGAAGAAAAAACAAAAACAGAAACAAATCTTTATAATTCAAAAATACCTAATCCTCCTGTACAAGATAGTCCTAAAACTCATCCTTTTTTACCTCAATATGAATCTTTTTTAAATACAGCAGTATTTAGTGATTTAGATGTATCTTTTACGGCAGATATAGGAACTGTTATTAATATAAAAATACCTACTGTATTATTTACAGTTACTCAAAGTAAAAATATAATAACTACTGCTATACAAGGTAGAAATGGAACTGTAAAAGAATATATTAGTGATGGAGATTTTAAAATAAATATAAAAGGAGTTATTACTAATAGTAATGGAAAATATCCTCAATTTAAAATTGATAAAGGACAAAGTACAGTAAATGATTTGTTTCAAATGTGTCAATTAAATAAATCTTTAACTGTTAATAGTTGGTATTTATGGCAATTTTGTGTTTATGAAATGGTTATTACAGATTATGAATTTCCGCAATTAGAAGGTCAATATAGCTCACAGCCATTTGAAATAAATGCTATTTCTGATACACCATTTGTAATTAACAATACAAATAGTGAAAATAAAAAAGCAATTAACAGAAGTTATATACCTTTTATTTAAAATTAAATGTTAATACTTAGAAGTTATATTAAATTAACTCAAAAGCCAACAGAGAGTTATCCTAATAGGAATAGGATAATTGTTTTTGACTTTGTTAATGATATAGAAATAAATTCATCATGGCAAAATCTTACTGATACTGGTAAAATGATTATGCCTAAAAAGATTTATTATGAAGATGAGTTTGGTAAAAATATAACATTTGAAGGAAGAAATATTATATCAGGAGATGAGTTAGGAGAGCCATTAATATTAAGGGGAGATTCTATAAAGATTGATTTAGGTTATACTTATGAAATATTTACAACAGATAATCAAAGAGAAGAAGTTACTGAATATAATACAGTATTTGATGGTTATATTTCTAATGTAGATAACAGGATGCCTATTGAAATCCAGTTTGAGGACAAAATGTGGCTTTTAAAGCAGGTTCAAGCTCCAAATAAGACTTATAGTGGGACAATAGAAGAAATGCTCACAGAGATGCTTAAATTAGTTCCTAATCAGCCTTTAACAATGAGTAATTTTGTTTCTACTAAAGTAGGGGATTTTACTACTAGAAATGAAACTGTTGCACAAGTATTAGAAAGAATACAAAGAGATTTTAGATTTGAGAGTTTTATCAGAAATAATGAGTTGAGATGTGCCTATCTTGTTTATTATCCACAAGATAATGTAGACCATGTATTTAAATTTCAATATAACATTATTGATGATGATTTGCTTTATAAGAGAACAGATGATGTAAGAATAGGCATAGAGGTAAAATCATCTCAATTAATAGAGGTTTCAGGTAAAAAAAATAAAGATGGAACTACAAAGTTTAAAACAGATAAGTTACATTATTTTGCTTACTATGAAGGGTTAAGTACAGAAAGGCAATTAAAGATAGTTCCTATTGAAGAAAAGCCTACTGCATTTGATGGAGAGATTAGAACTATTAATGGAATGAAAATGGAAAAAGAAACATTAATAGAATATGTTGATAAAGAAATTAAGCGTATTAGTTATGATGGGTGGAGGGGTAAATTCACTACCTTTGGATTACCAATGGTTAAACATGGAGATACTGTTCAAATAATTGATGAGATTATCCCTGAAAGGACTGGTAAGTTTAAAGTAAAATCAGTTAGAACTACTTTTGGAATGAGTGGATTTAGACAAGAAGTTTATTTAGATTTAAGAGTAGATTTTTTAAGTTCAGAAGAAATAGCTAGAGGTTTATGAGTGTAGACAATAGAGGTATAAAAGAAGGTATACAAAGATTAGCAGGAGTGTTTGGTAAAGATTATGTTTCTATAATAGAATCAGAAGTAATAAGTGTAGATGAAACAACTAGAACTGCAATAGTAAAACCTTTATCGGGAGATTTTAGTGCTAATTTAACTGTTAATTTATTAGCTTGCCCTAATGATGGATTTATATTAATTCCAAGTGAAGGAAGTACAGTAATAGTTGCTATGACAAATAAAAATGATTATTTTGTTGTGCAATATAGTGATATTGATAAGGTTAGAATAACAATAGGTCAGTTTGAAATATTAATGACTGAAAATGAATTGTTATTAGGAGATGGTAGTTTTAATGGATTGGTAAAAGTTAGTGATTTAGTTACTAAATTAAATAATTTAGAAAATAAAATAAATACTATTATTACTTGGGGACTAGCTGTAACTCCAGTTCCTTTGCCACCAACACCTCCATTAACACCAACAATACAATCAGAAATAGAAAATACTAAAATTAAACAAGGTATATAATGGCAGCAGCAAAAGACTTTAAGCAATCATCAAATGGAGATGTATTAATTGTAGCAGGGGATTTCTTTGTTGATTTTAGCGACCAACAACACATATTAGATATAGTTTATTCTGCTGCTGGATGGTGGAAAGAATATCCTGCTTGTGGTCTTAATATACAAAAATATTTAAGTGGTAATGGAACTAATGGTATTGATAAAGGTAATTTAAGTAGAAATATGCAATTACAATTACAAGCTGATGGTTATAGCAGCACTAATTCAAATTTCACATTTGATTATGAAAATAATTTAAACTTAGAAACTGATGCAGTTAGAATATAGAATATTATCTAAACAGACATTATCAGATGTGTGTATGGCTACATATAATTCTATGGAATTATTGATAAAGCTTGTATATGATAATCCTATATTAAATTTAGATATAGATATGGCTACTGTTTCAGGACAGATAGTTTATTACGATAGTGATTATGTAGTAAAGAGAATTGTTGTTATAACTACTGAAACAGTTCCTGAAACGCAGTATATTAAAACTTATACTGGTATTGAGGGACAAAATGTTTACGATGTTTGCATACAATTATACGGAAGTCTTGAAAAATTAGTAACTTTGTGTAAGGATAGTAATATCTCTTTAAATCAGGGTACTAATGTAAAAAATATAGAATTTACATACAATACCAAGTTAATTGATGATATTTTACTTGTAAATTACTTTAAAACTTTAGGAACAGGTGTAGGAAGTTACTCTATTGCATTAGCACAAGGTAAGTCGTATGACCAAAAAGCATTTGATGATTCATTTAATTAATTATGAATAAGACAGATTTAGATAATTATATAAACTCTAAGATTTATACCAACGTAACGGAGGATATTACTGGTAATAAATTACAAGAGGTTTTAAGGACTATCAATGCTAGTGTAGAGAATAACTCCAATAAAGGTATTGCTAACGGCTATGCCCCTTTAAATGGCTCTACAAAGATTGATGCAAGTTACTTACCTTCTTATGTTGATGATGTTATTGAGGTAGCTAATTATGCTGCTTTACCTGTGACAGGAGAGACTGGTAAGATATATATTACCATTAATACAAGTCTATTATATAGATGGAGTGGAACTGTTTATGTTCAAGTTGGTGGTTCAGACCCTGTATGGGGAACTATCTTAGGAACATTATCATCTCAAACTGATTTACAGGCTGCTTTAGATGCAAAGCTTGATGACCCAAATGGTACTTCTGCTCAATATATTAAAGGAGATGGTACTTTAGGTACTTCTGTTAGTGGAACTGTAACTAGTGTAGGATTAACTATGCCTAGTGCATTTACTGTTTCTAATAGTCCTATTACATCTAGTGGAGCTATTGCTGTAACAGGTGCTGGTGTAGCTTCTCAATATGTAAGAGGAGATGGTCAATTAGCTACTTTACCTACTTCAACTGGAGGTGGCTCTGCATTAAGTTATTATCTTAATGGAAGTGTATCTCAAGGTACTATTGGAGGTAATACTTATTATGAAATGAGTAGAAATCCTGTTATTGGTACAGGAACTGATTTTACTATTAGTGCAGATGGTGTTATAGCTAGATTTATAACAGACGTAGGAGACCCGGGTTTATTATCTGTACCAAGTGGTAACTGGAATTTAGAATTTTTCTTTCAATCTAGTTCATCAGGCGGAACACCTTCATTTTATGTAAATATTTATAAATATTCTGCAATAACAAGTACATTTACTTTATTAGGAACTAATAGTACAGCACCTGAAGCTATTACTAATGGAACTTTAATAGATGCTTATTTTACTCCTGTTACTATTCCAACAACTACTTTAAATATAGGAGATAGGTTAGCAATAGAGATTTATGTTAATCATAGTTCAAAAACAATAAAATTACATACAGAAGATAGTCATCTTTGCCAAATAATTACTAATTTTAGCACAGGATTAAACGCATTAAATGGCTTAACCGCACAAGTTCAGTATTTAGCTACTGGAACAACTGGTTCTGACTTTGCTATTAATAGTGTAGATGATACTCACACGTTTAATTTACCTGTTGCTAGTGCTACTAATACAGGAAAGTTAAGCTCAAGTAATTGGAGTACGTTTAATGGCAAACAAGATTTGCTAGTAAGCGGAACTAATATACAAACTATTAATGGCAATAATATATTAACAAGTGGAAACTTAGTTTTATCTACTGCCAAAGATAGAGAACACGATTTTGCAAGTCCTTATGACTATTTAGGTTATGCGGTAGCAGGTACACCAACAAGTTCAACTGGTTGGACAATAACAAGATTAACAATTTCATCTGATGGAAGTTCAGTAGTAGAACACGCAAGTGGAATTTGGGATAATAGAGCAAGTTTAACTTATATTTAATAAATTATGATAGATTATAAATACGCATTTGTTTGCAACGAAATAAACAACAATCTTTATGCCTTAGTTATGACTTGTTGGTATCTTGATGTTGATGGCAATAGAGTAGATGTAAAATCAGACACACAAGTAAATTTGACACTAGCGGAAGCCTTTACATTGGCGCAAGCTTTTGCTAATCCTGAATAATTATGGCGGTAAGATACGCAGTAGCAACGGGTAATTGGAGTAATACGGCAACTTGGGACGGAGGTACTTTGCCTGCTGCTGGAGATGACGTATATGCTGATGGCAAGACTGTAACTTGTGATATAAATTTTACTGTAAATAGCATAAATGTAAGTCAAAGAGCAGGGGGCATTAATGGTGGAATTTTTCAAGTTACAACAACATCAGGGTTAACATTAACTGCTACTAATGGTTGGTATGGAACTCCAACTATTGCAACAAATTTTTTAATGTATGTTTCTATTTCATCAGGACAAACATTAAATTTAATTGGTAATTTTTTTACAGGCAATGGAGGCCCTAGTGGTACAAACAATGGCTATGGAATATATAAAAATGGATTAGGAACTGTAAATGTAATTGGAAATATAATAGCAAATTATCTTTTAGGGCAAATAT